TGGTTGCAGGTTGATGGATTTGATGGTTTTGTGGGTGATTTGGTTTTGTGATCATCTGCATTTAATTAGAGCTTCCCATGGAGGTGAAAGCCTCGCATGGGAGGTGGCCAAGTGCCACCAAAATTTGGCGATGAGTGGGGGCCATAGCCCTGATGCCAAGATTTTGCAATATGGTGGCCATTGCTGGGATGTTGTTATTGTAGACATGAGGACCCAGCATGGCAAATTCATAGCATGCAGACGTGAAGATGGCGCTGAGGGGTTCTTCTTCATATGTGACATTAGTCTCTGGTGAGATCCATTTATCTGCCTTGGAGGTGTTGACATAAGAGACTAGTTTCTTGATGGAGTCAGTTTTAAGAGATCCCACAACTTTTCCTGAAGTGCATTTGAGCATTGATGGTGATGTGTTGAAGAATCTTGAGAGGAAAGTGAGATCCTTGATGGGTTGAAAGCCAAAGTATGAAGATGTTTTCTGACCAGGAGTAATTGTCATGCCAGCCTTGGCCAGAATTGGAGAAATGCTATCAAGGTTGAACTGTGATTGGAGTGATTCTGGAACTGCTGTAATGTTGTCATCGCCATAAAAGGCTGGAGTGATGTTCTGACGATAACATGAATATGAAGCTAATGGTGTGTCTTTGAAGATGGTTTTCCAGCAGTAGGCTTGTAAGGCCCAGTTCATGAGGGAATTGTCAATGGCGGTCATTGGTTGACCGGAGGGCATTCCACACTGGTGTTGAGTGATGTTGCCGTTCCATGAGATGAGTGGTTGAATGATGTGGTCATAAATGCCGAGTCTTGTGTTGTAGTCATCGGGAGTGGAATTGAAATCTAAGCGGGTGTAGATGTTGGCCCAGCAAATTGGCACAAAACGGAAAAGGGAGGGTTGGAGGGAGTAATCCCACCCCTTGAAGTCTGTGTCAAATCCAGAGTCTGATGTTGAAATGAGTTGGTTGTATAGTATATCCCATTCGGTGTATGGGTTGATTCCGACTTTAATTGGGTGTTCATTGTGTGTGCGGACGATGAGATTGCTAAGTGCAGCAAAATATTGCCTGTGCAAGACTGTGAGTTCAAGCGGACCGCCCAAGATGATGCGTGTGGCAACGCTTTCAATTTTGCGGAAAGGCAATACCTCATCTTTGAGATGAGCATCGAATAGGACCGCCGTCCGAATTCGACGAGTGCAATGGAGTTGGAGTGAGTCAAGAGCAGAGATGAACTTGCGCCCAAGTTCATGTTCTCTGTTGATGTCATAGATGTTGCGGTTGACATCAAAAATGAGCATGGGAGGTTTGTGCTTAGTGCCAGGAAGATGTGACCATGGAAGGCCAGATGATGAGTTTGATGGTAAAGATGACATGCCAGGATATAAGGCATCATAGTTTATGGCAGCGGTGCGGGTGAGTTTGGAAAGAGTGAATGATTTTGATTTGAAAAGG